TGGCGCAGGCGTATCTAATTGGTTTGCAGCTCTACAACTTATGGGTGGCACAGCAGCTAACCCAGCAAGCGATGTTGCAGGCGATACATTAACTTTATTAGCTACTACAGCTGCAAATGCAAGAGTTAAAGTAACATGTATTTCTGACGACGGCACTAACTCTACTTGGAAAGCAGAAACACTTTCTACACCATTAGCAACAGTAGCTTAATAGGAGAAAATAATGCAATCTGATATAAAAGCAGCAGTCTTCGTTGCAGCAGATTCTCCTGATACCGTTGTTAATCATAGAGCTCGTTTAAGAGGTATGAGTTATATTTCCTCGGCTACAGCAGGTTCTATTGTATTTAAAGACGGCGCGTCAGGTGCTACATTGTTAGAGCTAAAAACTCCAGCAGGTGTAGGACAATCTGACGTGATTATTCCTGACCAAGGCATTTTATTTTCTAATCAAATTTACTGCACACTAACTAATGTTACAGCAGTAACGGTATTCCATAGTTAATATGGAAGATGAGCCTAAAGAAACTGTTCCTTGCCCTGACAAAGAATGTCAGAAGAAATGGTTTGAGGCTTTAGGAGATTGTGTTTAATGGCAACGACTAAAAAGAAAAAAGGTATGGGAATCAAAACTTCTGTAAAGTCGGGCAACTTTCGCCCGACTAAGCAGGGTGCGGGTATGACTAAGAAAGGCGTTGCAGCCTATCGCAAAGCCAACCCAGGTTCTAAATTAAAAACCGCTGTTACTGGAAAAGTTAAACCTGGTTCTAAAGATGCAAAGCGACGTAAGTCATTTTGTGCTCGATCAGCAGGACAGATGAAAGATTTTCCAAAAGCAGCTAAAGACCCTAACTCAAGACTACGTCAAGCAAGGCGGAGATGGAAATGTTAACAAAGGTAATGAATCATATGGACGAACCAACGAAACACGCATTAGATGCAGCTTCTGTTTTTACTGCTGTAGGCTCAGTCCTACAATGGTTACCGGAAGTAGCAGCTTTATTTACAATCATATGGACAGGCATTCGTATTAACGAAACTAAAACTGTTCAAAACTGGAAAGCTAAACGTCGTAACATGGCTACGTTAAAACCTTTTCTAGTGGATGAAAAAGAAACTAAAAAAGAAAAACCTGTAAAGCCAGAAACATTTGACGCTAAAGCTCACAGAGAAAAAATAAAAGCTATGGAGCATAACGATGCCTCCAAAGAGTAAGAAACAAAAAAGGTTTATGGAAGCGGTAGCTAATAATCCTAAGTTTGCAAAGAAAGTAGGCGTGCCTACAAAAGTAGGTAAAGAATTTACAAAGAAACCAAAGTCCAAAAGGAGAAAATGATGGGCGATAAAAATAAAAAAGTAAGTGGTATGTCAGAAAAAGATAAAAAAATGTTTGGTGAAACAGAGATGGATCAAAAACCACCAAAAGGATTTAAAAAATCTGACGATAAAAAACCTATGAATGAAGGTTTAAAAAAGCTTAAGAAAAAAGCTCCAGAAGTAGTTAAAGAAATGGGCTATAGAAAAGGCGGTTCATGCAGTTCTAAATCTTATAAAAAAGGCGGTATGGTTAAAAAACATAGAGGTGATGGCTGTGCTACAAAAGGCAAAACAAAGGGTCGCATGGTATGATGAAATGTCGCGGTATGGGAAAAGTGATGAAACCAGTTGCTATGAAAAAAGGCGGATTATATGAAAATATTCAAAAGAAAAGAGCTCGTATAAAAGCAGGTTCTGGTGAAACAATGAGGAAGCCTGGAAGTAAAGGCGCTCCCACTGCGAAGGCTTTTAAACTAGCGGCTAAAACTGCTAAAAAAAAATAGGATAAATCATGGCAACTTCAGGAACAGCAACATTTAATTTAGATTTAAATAATCTAGTTGAAGAAGCATTTGAACGATGTGGACAAGAACTTCGTACAGGATATGATTTAAGAACTGCACGACGTAGTTTAAATTTATTGACTGCTGAATGGGCTAACCGAGGAATTAATCTTTGGACAATTGATGAAGGCACTGTGTCTTTAACTTCAGGTACAAGCAATTATAATCTCCCTGCTGATACTATAGATTTAATAGAACAAGTCGTTAGAACAGGTACAGGACAGAACCAACAAGATATTAATATTACGAGAATCTCTGCTCCTACTTGGGGAACTATACCAAACAAAAATGCAACAGGTCGACCAATCCAAGTATGGATAAATAGACAAGCAAGTCAACCTCAAATTAATGTATGGCCTGCACCTGACAATAACACATATACCTTTGTTTATTGGAGACTAAAAAGAATTGAGGACGCAGGGAACGGTGTTAATACTCAAGATATTCCATTTAGATTCTTACCTTGTTTAGTAGCAGGATTAGCATTTTATTTAAGTATGAAGTTACCTGGTGCTGAAATGAGAACACAAATGCTTAAACAAGAATATGAAGAACAATGGACATTAGCTTCGACAGAGGATAGAGAAAAAGCCGATTTAAGACTTGCACCCCGTCGGCAATATTTATAAGGAAACGCTATGGGACGAAAATATACGTCTGGTAAACATGCCATAGCAGAATGTGATCGTTGTGGTTTTCAATATAAGTTAAAAGAACTAAAAGACTTATTTATAAAAACTACAGAAACAAATATTAAAGTCTGCAAAGAATGTTGGGAACCAGACCATCCACAGAACATGCAAGGTATGTATCCTGTTGATGACCCACAGGCAGTAGAAGATCCAAGACCAGATAGAAACTTGGATGAACAAAGAAATTATCAGTATGGCTGGAACCCTGTAGGGCTAAACAACCCTCTTGCAATACCAGACATTGAAGATGATTTGGAAGCAACCGGCGGGGTTGGCACGGTTACTGTAACAACAACTTAGGAGTATAATAATGAACAAAGATAGAAAAGGCTGTAACCATACATACAAACAACCAGAAATGGTTGCAACACCAAACACAGCTGGCTATCCTGAAAAGGATGTTAAGACAGAAGGTGTAGTAACACGTGGTAATGGCGCAGCTATAAAAGGCACAAAAGCACGCGGCCCAATGGCGTAAGGATAAACCATGGCAATGACATATACAGAGTTAAAAGCAGCTATCAATTCGTATAGTGAAAACTCGTTTGATACAACGGATATAGATACCTTTATCCAACAAGCTGAACAACGTATATTTAATACTGTTCAACTGCCTGACTTACGACGTAACCAAGTTGGTAATACGACATCGGGCAACAAGTATTTAACAACTCCTAGTGACTGGCTATCTACATATAGTTTGGCTGTAGTTGATAGTAATAATGAGTATACGTATCTAATTAACAAAGACGTTAATTTTATTAGAGAATCTTTTCCGGATACTGACTCAGCGTTTTATGGAAAACCAGAATACTATGCAATATTTGATGACAATACTTTTATATTGGGTCCTACGCCCGATCAAAACTATACTGTTGAGTTGCATTATTTTTATTATCCTACCTCTATTGTTACAGCTGGTACTAGTTGGTTGGGTGATAATTTTGATACTGCTTTATTCTATGGAAGTTTGTTGGAAGCAGCTACTTACCTTAAAGCAGAGCCTGATACAATAACTAACTATAATCAGCGCTACATGGATGCTATCTCTATGTTAAAACAACTAGGTGATGGTAAAGATAGACGAGATGCCTACCGTAGTGGGCAAGCAAGGTATGAAGTACAGTGATAGATAATCAAGGAAACGTTTTAGAGGGAGATGTTAAAGTACTGACCACAGAAGGTCGAGGCTTTACTCCAGAAGAAATTGCAGATCGTGCGTTAGCTAAAATTATGTATGTGAGTAAAGATGCTAACCCACTAATAAGAGATCAAGCAGAAGCATTTAAGGAGAGCATTCGAGGTGTTATCGAGTTCTACTTAAAACAAGCGGTACAATCCGACCGCACAACATTGGCGAATAGATTGCGTGAAGCAGGACATTCAGATTTAATTAAATTATTGGAGATATAATATGGCAATTACTCAAGCTATGGCTACAAGCTTTAAAGTAGATTTGCTAAATGGTGTCCACGCATTTGGTACAACGGTTGCACGAGGAAGTACTAACGCGGATACATTTAAGATTGCGTTATACACGTCGTCAGCAACATTAGATGCTACTACAACAGCTTATTCAACTACAAACGAAGTTTCGGGTACAGGATACACAGCAGGTGGTAATACTCTGTCAGTATCACAAACACCTACCTCAACTTCGACTACAGCATGGTTAGACTTTGCAGATTCAACATTTGCTTCTTCTACCATTACTGCAAATGGGGCATTAATTTACAATGCTACTAATTCAAATAAAGCTGTAGCAGTATTAGCATTCGGTGGAGATAAAACATCAACTAACGGGGACTTCACAATCGTATTCCCAACAGCTGATTCATCTAACGCTATTATTCGCATAGCCTAATAGGAGGCTAGAATGGCTCTTGTTTTAAAAGACAGAGTAAAAGAAACGACCACCACGACTGGTACCGGTACCGTTACGCTTGCAGGGGCAGTTACTGATTTTAGTAGCTTTTCAGTCATTGGTGACGGCAACACGACCTACTATACTATTACATTACCAGAAGGCGACGAATGGGAAGTAGGCGTTGGTACATATACTGCGTCTGGCACTACTTTATCTAGGGATACAATACTTGCTTCTTCTAACTCTGGAAGTGCAGTTAATTTTTCAGCAGGGGATAAGGACGTATTTGTAGTCTATCCTGCAGGTAAAGCAGTTTATGAAGATGCAGCAGGTGATGTTACTGCAGGTGGTTCTATAACAGGCGAAGAGATGGTCGCCTCAAATGGGTTGTTTGTTAATAATAAAACCATCTCAGTAAATTACACTGTACCTACTGGGTACAATGCAACGAGCACCGGACCCGTGACTGTTTCAGCTGGCACGGCATTTACGGTTCCATCAGGATCACGATGGTTGGTGCTCTAAATGTTTGCTGAAAGTCCTTTTTCCAGTGCGCCGCTCTCCTCGCAAGGAGTAAGTGCAGGTAACGTAAATGTCAGTGTTACTGGCGTAGAGGCTACTGGTCAATTAGGCACAGCAACTGTAGTCGGGCAAGCAGTTGTAAATGTAACCGGTGTACAAGCTCAAGGACAGTTAGGTACAGCAACTGTAGTAGCAAAAGCGGTTGTAAATGTAACAGGCGTAGAGGCAACAGGACAAGTTGATAGTGTTACCGTTGCAATTGTAACCCCTGTAGAAGTTAGTGGAGTTGAAGCTACTACAACATTAGGCAATATAAGCCTAATAACAAACAATAATATAAGCGTTACTGGCCTAGAAGCTACAACACAACTAGGCGAAGAAGAAGTACAAGCTGATGCTAATACAAGTGTAACCGGCGTTGAAGCATCAGGACAAGTTGGTAGTGTAGAAGTAACAGCCGATGCCAATGTAAATGTAACAGGATTAGAAGGCACTACACAACTAGGTAGCACAACTGTTATAGAAGGCGTAGGTGTTTTTGCTAATGTAACAGGTGTAGAAGGAACTACACAGCTTGGTACGGCAACAGTAGAAGCTGGAGCTAATGTAGAAGTCACTGGAGTAGTTGGCACTACACAACTCGGCGAAGTCGAAATAATTGGTGAAGCCGTAGTTAATGTAACAGGGGTTGAAGCATCAGCATTAATACCATTAGGCGGTTCTACATTTACTGCTGAGGGGGATGCTCAGCTTTCAACAGCTCAATTTAAGTTTGGTTTAGCTTCACTGTTGCTTGATGGCACAGATGACTTTGTAGTATCTGATGAAAATATAGATTTAAGTTCAGGTGATTTCACAATTGATTTGTGGATTAGACCTGACAACGTTACAGGCTACAAAGGGATTTGGCAGTCAGGAACAAGTACAACAGAACAATCCTATTTATTAGGTAATCAAGTTTACTGGACTGTAAACCCATCAACAATTATTACCAGTTCAGTTACAGTATCTGCTGGTGTTTGGACTATGTTGTCTTATGAAAGACAAGGAAACACTCACAGATTATATAAAAACGGAACTTTAGAAGCTACAGTTTCTACAGGTAATAAACAAGATAATGGTCCATTTAGTGTTGGTAAGAATGGCTTTGGTGATTTTGATGGTTATATTGACGAAGTACGACTTTCGTCTGTAGCTAGATATGAAGGATCGTCGTTTACTGAACCTACATCTAGTTATGCGGTAGATAATAATACTACAGCGTTACTGCATTTTGATGGTACAAACGGTTCCACTACTATTGTTAATGAAACATCAGGTGGCGTTACTGTAGAAGCAGATGCTAACGTTGATGCAACAGGATTAGAAACAACTGGCAGTGTAGGAAGTGTAACAGTTATAGAAGGTGAAGGTATATTAATTGATATTACTGGATTCCTCTTAACAGCAAGCACAAACGACGTACTTGTATGGAGTGACATTGATGATGGACAGACTCCAGGATGGGTAGATATAAACGATTCACAAACTAATGGTTGGGTAGATGTCAATGATGCACAGTCACCTAACTGGACGGAGATAGCAGCATGATAAAAGTAGAAGCTACAAAAAAAGAAGATGGTCAAATTGAATGTACTTATGAAGTAGGCCTTGAGTGCGTTAATTGTGGTATGACCGTTGATGCAGAAGAATATAACTCAGGGACTTGTTCTGATTGTGGAGAACCTTGGGACGAAAAACGGCACACAGCTATTTATGTGACAAGTATTCCAATGCAAGGACAATCGAGTTAAAATAACATAAATTCAAGGATTTATTATGGCAAGTACGTATTCAGATTTAAAAATAGAACTCATAGGTACAGGTGAACAATCTGGTACATGGGGTACAACCACAAATACTAACTTAGGAACAGCGATTGAAGAAGCAATTACAGGTTCTGAAGATGTTAGTTTTTCTAGTGCTGATGTTACATTAACTCTCACTGATACCAACACAACACAAGCTGCACGTAATTTAAGACTTAATCTAACAGGTACATCAGGTGGAGCTCGTAACTTAGTTGTTCCAGCAATTGAAAAAGTTTATATTATTAATAATGGTCTAGCTGACGCAGTTACAGTTAAAAACTCTACCGGTACAGGAATTGCAGTTCCAGCTGGTAAAACTATGTATTTGTATAACGACTCAACTAATGTTGTCGATGCCATTACTCACTTATCTTCATTAACTCTGGCTACAGCACTACCTCTTACTTCAGGAGGAACTGGAGCTACTACAGACGCTAATGCGAGAACAAATTTAGGTCTTGGTTCAATGGCTGTACAGAACGCCACTTCAATCTCCGTATCAGGCGGTACGATTACAGGTATTACAGATATTACTGTTGCTGATGGGGGGACTGGAGCTTCTAACGCAACTGATGCAAGAGCAAATCTAAGTGCAGCTAAAACAGGATCAAACAACGATATTACAGAATTAACAGGGTTAACTGTACCATTATCTGTTGCTCAAGGTGGTACAGGTATTAATACATCAACTGGTACAGGTAGTGTAGTTCGAGCTACATCACCAACAATAGCATCAGCAACTCTAACAGACCCAACTTTATCAGGCACTGCTACAGCTCCTACTCAGTCAAGCACTGATGATAGTACAAAGATTGCAACGACAGCTTTTGTTCAAGATTTAATTGGGGGTACAGCAAGTGCGGCAGGATACATTGCCTTTAATGGATCAACAGGATCTGTGATAGCAAGTTCTAATTTGACGCTAACTAAAAGTGGCACAGGGGACTATATAATTAATATTGATGCGGGTATTCAAGATGGGAATGCGGATTACTGTGTCGTGTTAGGTAATGTTGACCAAGGCACTTTATCACAGAGCGACGGTGTTACTAGTGCAAGTAATCAACTAAATATTTATAATACCATGGTATATAGTAGAGCTACATCAAGTTTTAATGTACGTGCAATTAGAACCTATAATGTATATCGAGTATTCTCCGCCGCTGATGGAGATGGTAATGCGACTCAAATGTTTGGTATCACAGCAGTAGACCCTACATATGTTACTGCAGTTATTTACACATAAGGATAAAAAATGAACGTTGTATATTTTAATAGCCCAGTAGGAACAAACAAAGTAGCTTATACAATAACTGATAAGACTGTAGAAGAATTAAAACAGGAAGGGGTTATTGATGCAGAAGCAACTACTCTTGTTAAACTGCACGACGAAAACATGAAAGCAGAAGAATACGCTAAACATGTGCATATTGATAAGGTAGTGTTTGATGATGCTACTAATCCTACAGATATTGTGTTTGATTTAGAATTGTTACAAGCCTACTATTTAGACATATTTAAACAGTTACGAGGTCATGCATTAAAAATGTTAGATGCTTTTCAAACTCGTGCTTTGGTAGCAAATAAAACAGACTTAGTAGCAGAGATAGAAGCTGATAAACAAGCTCTACGAGATATGCCAGATAATTTAGATTACACCGCATGCACAACAGCAGTTGATGTGGCAAGAACATATCCTCAAGCATTGATGGTTGATTATGAAGAAAAATATACAGCCAGATTTTCTGAGTGAGATAGAGCGAATAGTATTAAAAGTTATACCAGACATAAAATATAGAGCTAAGTTACAAGGTATAAAAACAGTAGAAAATTGGCAAGATTATTTAAGTGAAGAAGCACTAAATAAAGCCAAAGATGTAAGCATAAGTGACCAAAAGTATTTTATAGATTTTGGCGGAGCAATAACAAACAAACTTATGCATGTAATGCAGGAGATATATCCTGAGTATACAATATCAGATAGTGGGTATTATTACTATCCGAAAACAGGTCACATGGGTTGGCATACAAATTCTAGCCGACCATGTAAAAGAGTATACATAGTACACAGTGATGGCGAATCGTTTTTTAGGTATGTAAAAGATGATAAAATTGTAACTGATTACGACGGAGAAGGTATTACCATACGAGAGTTTGATATACCAGAGTTACCCGATCAGTTTTGGCATTGTGTAGGAAGTAACTGTAATAGGTTTAGTTTTGGGTTTAGGCTAGAATGAAACATATTATGACAGGTGATTGGCAGTTACAAGGTAAACCAGAAATGGTGATAGATATACCAAAAGTAATCCAGCTAATTAATTATCGTAAATTAGAACCTGTTGAACTAGACATAGATTGTATAGCTTACAAAGAGTTAGATAGTATAGACACAAAAGAAGCTCGATATATTGTAGCCAATACAAATTATGCAGGGATAGTAGTAGAGGGAATGGAAAATCCCTACAATAAGAAGTATAGACTAATAGATGGTAGGCACAGATTGTTAAAAACAATGAAAGCAAAGAAAGATACATTTAAAGTCTACATACTACAAACAAAAGACATAGATAAATTTTATCAGGTACTATAAATGGCAATTAATTTAAATGCAAAAACAACTGGAGTCGGTGGACTAGAAACCTCGGCTGATAATTCAGGCGAAATAAATATTCAGTCTGGTGGTACTACTGTAATGAATGTCACTTCAAGTGGCGTTGCTGTTACCGGATCCTTCTCTCAAAACGGCGCAGTCTACTCAACCCAACCAACTTTCCGTAACCTTATTATCAATGGAGATATGCAGATTGCACAGAGGGGGACAAGTGCGACAGGATTGACTAATGGTGATACTGGATACCATACTGTTGACAGATGGAAGTTTCAGCATACTGGAACAGTAACTTATGCAGTTACTATGTCACAAGACACAGATGTTCCAACAGGGCAAGGTTTTTCTAATAGTGTTAAATATGATATTACTACAGCACAATCATCTCTCTCTGCTGGAGATTCATTATTATTTTCTCACTATTTTGAAGGACAAATGTTACAACATCTTAAAAAAGGCACAGCTAATGCTGAATCAGTTACTCTATCATTTTGGGTTAAATCTAACAAAACTGGTACATATACTACTGAATTGCTTGATGCTGATAATTCAAGAGGAATTTCAAAATCATATACTATTGATAGTGCTGACACATGGGAAAAGAAATCATTAACATTTGCTGGAGATACTACTGGTGCATTCGTTAATGATAATAATACAAGTTTAGCTCTAATATGGTGGTTAGGTGCAGGAACAACATTTACATCAGGTACGCTAGCAACTTCTTGGGAAGCAACCAATAATGCAAATAGAGTATCATCATCTAATGTCAACCTAGCAGACTCTACTTCAAATTATATTAACATAACAGGCATTCAGTTAGAAGTAGGCTCAACCGCGACAGACTTCGAGAACTTACCTTATGATGTACAGTTAGCAAGATGTCAGAGGTATTATTATCATTTAACAGACGATACATCAAGTGAGCTTGTTGGTGCTGGATATTGGGGAACTACAACAAGTGCTAGAGGAGCTGTTTATTTTCCTGTTACAATGAGAACCTCTCCTTCTTTATCTTATAGTAGTGGCTCTCATTTTAAAGCTCTTATTCCAGGTGTAGCTTTTGCAACAAGTACAGCTATCGGTATTTATAAAAATAGCGAAGCATCATCTTTGTTATCAATAACAACATCAGGTGGAACTACAGGTCAAGGAACTCATCTTGAATTCTATAGCAGCCCTGCTACAACAACTTACTTAGGATTTAGTGCAGAATTATGATTACTTATAAATTAGTCAATGATACAGAATTAAACACAGTATGTTCTATTACAAAAAAAATAGATGGTACAGAAGTAATGTCTATTCCATTGGTAGACGACAACACAGACTACCAAGAATACTTAGAGTGGC